CGATGAGGATGGCGTTCTGGAGGGTAAACAACTCACGCCACGCCGTCTGCGCACTATCTTTGAAACCAATATGCAGGCGGCCTATGGTGCCGGTCGCTATGCGGAGCAGATGGCCAACGCGGAGTTTCGCCCTGTATGGGAACGCGTGGCCGTCATGGACATGCACACCCGGCCACTCCACGCCAGACTTAATGGTTTCACAGCCCGCTATGACGATCCTGTATGGCAGTTTATGTACCCGCCTGACGGATACCACTGCCGCTGCCGCATTCGTGCCCGAAGTCAGGCGGATGCAGACCGCATGGGGATTGAGGTCAAATCGTGGGAGCAGGACATTGTCACGGTACAGCAGGCATGGGGACCAAAAGAAACCCGTGACGTTAAGGCGTTACGCTTCAACGGCGAGCTTTACACGCCTGATGCCGGATTCGGGCACAATCCGGGTCAGGGCTGGCTCTCTTCTCTCGGACAGCGCCTCATGGATAAATCTGCAACTACCACGCCCCGGATTGCCTCTCAGGCCATCCATGAAACCCTCTCTGAACCTGCAGTGCTGGATGCCGTCAGCGATGATGTGCGTCGCTGGGTCGACACCGTCAGCGTGCGGCAGAAGACCCGTGGCGACCTGAGACGCGTTGGCGGTATCCAGCCTGAGCTGCTGAATCGCCTCGAAGAGCGTGGTGTTAACGGTGCGATCACATTAAGCGTTCACGAAGAGGATGTCCGGCTGGCTCCGGGCCCGATGTGGTCAGAGCTTCCCGTTCTGCTCCGTCAGCCAGCTGGTGTCTGGCTTGATGATGACGCTCTGGTGTGGCTCCTCTCCGGGCAGAACGGCACCCGCGCCGTGCGTGGTGTGCAGTCTGACGATGGCTGGCGTCTGTCGCTTGTAAACGCCGGTGCCACAGTCACCCCTGGCGATGTGTTATCTGAACGCGCGGCGCAGCTGCTGGAGCTGAAATCATGAGCTACGCCATCAGGTATGACATTGGTGACTTTGAGCGCTCACTCGGTGAACTCATTAAAAAGCTGGAAAACCGCGCCCCCCTGATGCGTGAGATGGCCGCTGCCATGGGGGATGCGGTTGAAGAAAACTTCGCGCAACAGGGGCGGCCTGCGTGGATGGGCTGGAGCCCGGTATATGCCCGTCAGCGCCGGGGCGGTAAAATTCTCCAGAAGAGCGGTCGACTGGCAGCGAGTATCACGCAGTACAGCACGAATGATGATGCGACGGTCGGGACCAATGTGAAATACGCCCGCATTCATCAGGAAGGGGGGGAAATCAGCATTCCGGCCCGCAGCCAGAAAGCCTACTACCGCCAGAACAAGGATGGTTCAGTGGGTAACCGGTTCGTTAAAAAATCCCGTTCCAACTTTGAGCAGTGGAACACTATCGGGGCGTATAAAATTAAGATGCCCGCGCGTCCTTTCCTGCATCTCACCGAAGATGACGTGGAGAAGATGGAGAGTACGGCTGAGCAATATCTGAAACGTATTTTAGACTGAGGGCAAATTCGTCCTGTAAGGCGCTGTGACGCGTTCAGTCTGATTGTGCTAGAGTGATTCGGCCAGAAGGTATTCAGACGTTTTTAAAAGCGGTTTAAAAAGGTCTGGGCTCATAAATGCATTACGGGAGCGAGCAACTGGACACATTCAAAGCTTTCCTTGATTATTTCACCCCGCAGCAGTGGGTTTTCATTGGCATCTTTGGGGGCCTGGTTATAAAGGTTGCTGAGTGGCTCACTGACCGATACTTTGCCCGCCGGCATCAGAAGCGTCAGTCTGCTAAACCCGATAAGCCGACAACCAAAGAAAACGATCCTCAGCAATAATCCACTGAACCTCTTCATCTGAACCTCCCCGCAGTGGTGCCGTATCGTCGGCACCATGAAAAAGACACTCATCGCTTCACTCACCCAGGAAATTAACACCGCCACTCCCGGTGTCATCCAGCTCTTCCCGGCTGGTGAATTCCGCGCCCGAGATGGCCGTCCGACCGAATGTGCCGCCTGGCTGATGACGCGTGAAATCGCCGAGCGGTTGATTGCCGCAGCCGATGAACGCGAGACGCCGTATGTCCTGGACTATGAACATCAGACTTTACGTTCAGCCAAAAATGGTCTGCCAGCTCCCGCTGCGGCCTTTTTCAAAAAGCTGGAGTGGCGCGAAGGTGAAGGCCTCTTTGCTGTCGATGTTGAGTGGACCACTGCCGCTGCAGACATGGTGGCAGCAAAAGCATATCGCTTTATTTCCCCCGTATTTTCTTACGACAAAACCGGTCAGGTGCTGGAGTTGCTCAACGCCGCGCTGACCAATACACCAGCGGTCGACGGGATGGAGGAAGTGTTACTTGCTGCCGCCTCCCTGATGGCCGCGCATTTAACCACAGAGGGTCAGACCGAAATGGATGAAGAATTTCTCAACGAGTTACTGAGCAACCTGCGCTGGATGCTCAATCTGCCAACCGCTTCAACGAAAGAAGAGATCATGGCTGAGCTGCAAAAAATCATCACCATGATTTCCGGTGGCCAGGGGACTGCAGCGGCGTCGGTCAGTCTGCTGGATATCCTGAACCAGAACGCGCAGAACATCGCCGACTTGACGGCGAAACTCGACACGCCTGACCCGGCTAAGTGGGTTTCGGTGGAGGTCATGCATTCAGCCGTTCAGCAGGCGACAGAGCGTGCCGGTGCGGGAAATACCGCCGCACTCGCCACGCAGCAGGCTGAAGCGCTGATTACGGTTGCCCTCGGCGACGGTCGTCTGCTTCCGGCACAGCAGGAATGGGCTGCATCACTGGCGAAATCCGATCCGGCCAGTCTTACCGCCTTTATCGAAAAAACGCCAAAGATTGCCGCACTGACTACCAGTCAGACTCAGGGGCAACCGCCTGCAGGCCTTCCGTCACGCCCGTCACAGGGTGCTGAAGATGATGCGATTGACCCGGCCATCTGCTCAATGATGGGCAATGACCCGGAAAGCGTCGCGAAATACCTCAAATAAAGGAGAGCGAAATGGATCGTCATACCCCTTATCGCGACGGCCAGCTGTTTGCCGTCCCGGTTGCGGCAGCCACAGAACTCTTTGGCGGCCACATTATTGCGGCCAACGCAGCGGGCTTTGCTGTACCAGGCAGCGCCACTGCAGCCAATACCACCCTCGGAATCTGTGATGGCTGGGTTGATAACACTGCCGGTGCAGCCGGTGATGCGAGCGTGCTGGTTCGTCGCGGTAAAGCCTGGTTCCTTGCCAACAGCACTGCTGACCCGGTCACGCTGGCGCAGACTGGCAAGGATTGCTACGTGGTGGACAGCCAGACCGTGGCCAAAACCAGTGATACCAACGCCCGCCCGGTCGCCGGAAAGGTGCTGGGTCTTGAGAATGATGGCGTCTGGGTTCTGATTTAATAAGGAGAGAACCGTGTTAATTAACGTAAAAAATGTACGTCAGATTTTCATTAATCTGAAAGCGACCTTCCAGAACGCCTTTGATCAGGCTCCGTCCGACTGGCAGAAGATTGCCATGGTGGTGCCGTCGACCGGGAAAGAAAACGACTACAGCTGGCTAAGCCGTTTCCCGAAAATGCGTGAGTGGATTGGCGACAAGGTGGTGAAAGCGCTCGCCGCGTTCAACTACACCATCCGCAACAAAGACTGGGAAGCGACGGTAGAAGTTGAGCGTAACGATATCGAAGACGATCAAATCATGGGCTATGCCCTGCAGGCGAAAGGTGCGGGCCAGTCCGCTGCAGAACTGCCTGCCGATATCGTCTTCGCTCTCCTGAGCAAAGGTTTCACCAATCTTTGCTACGACGGTCAGCCCTTCTTTGATACCGACCACCTTTCGGGGGGCAAGTCGGTCTCTAACAAAGGCACGAAAAAGCTTGCCGTTACCTCGCTTGCCGCCGCAAAAGCAAGTTACGGGGCTGCACGAACGGCCATGCGCAGCCTGAAGGATGATGAAGGCGCGTCCCTGAAAATTCGCCCGACCATCCTGGTTGTGCCTCCGGCTCTTGAAGACGATGCCAACTATCTGATGACGGCTGACCGCTTCCCTGACAATACGCCAAACCCATACAAGGGGACGGCTGAAGTTCTGGTTGTCCCAGAGCTGACGTCAGATACCGCCTGGTTCCTTCTGGACACGTCAAAACCCGTGAAGCCCCTGATTTATCAGGAGCGTAAAAAACCGGTCTTTGTCGAGCAGACCGACTACAACGCTGACAACGTCTTTATGCGCAAGAAGTTCATCTTCGGTGCTGAAGCCCGTGCAAATGGTGGCTACGGCTTCTGGCAGATGGCGTATGGCTCCACCGGGGAGGACGCATAATGCCGATTCAAATCACTGCCCGCCGCGATGGCTTTCGCCGTCTCGGCATCGCCCACAGCGCGAATACTGTCACCTGGCCGGATGACCATTTCAGCGACAGCGAACTCCAGATTCTGGAAAACGATCCCAATCTGATTGTGGTTCGTTTGCAGGATGTGCCTGAAAACGCTGGCGACGGCGATGCTGTTTCCGCCCTGACCACCGAGCGTGACGGCCTCAAGGCACGCGTCAGCGAGCTGGAGGCGACGGTTCTGCAGCTCAACCAGGATGGCGACGCGCTTAAGCAGCAGCTTGCCAGTGCAAACGGCACCATCACGGAGCTGGAGACGGTACGTGATGCACTGAGTCAGAAGCTGGATGCGCTGCAGGCCGGTTCGGAAAACCCGGACAAAAAGGCCAAGGGGTAAGCCATGTACGCGAACCGGGAGGACATGGTCAGGGCGTTTGGTGAGCGCGAATGCGTGTCGCTCACCGACCGCAACTACACCGGGCAGATTGACGATGATGTGCTGAACGGCGCACTCGTTCAGGCCAGCGCTGAAATCGACGGATATCTCTGCGGTCGCTATCCGGTGCCCTGGGCTGATGAGCCCCGTGTTCTCGTTGGTCGCTGCTGCAACATCGCCCGCTATCTTCTGTGCGGCTCTGAGACCCAGATGACAGCAGAAATCCGCGAGCGGTATGAAGACACCGTTCGCTACCTGGAAAAAGTTGCATCCGGGCGAATCAATCTGGGCCGCACGACGACAGGTGAAGTGGTGAAAAGCGGAACCGGTGCGCGGATGGTGTCAGGTGGTCGCGTCTTCGGGCGTGACCAGACTGGCGGAGGAAGTTTCTGATGGTGATTACGGATATTGAAAAAGCCATCGTGGAGCGCCTTCGCAAAGGTATGGGGCGTATGGCGAAGAATGTGCGCTCCTACGGTGGCGAGCTGGATGGCGAGCCTGCAGAGGTACTGCGCCAGCTGCCTGCCGTCTGGGTGACGTTCGGCGGGGTGCAAAAAACCGAGCCATACAGCACAGCACGGCAACGGTTTGTCACTCACGGTCGCTTTGTCGTGGTGGTAGGCGAGCGCAGCCTGCGCAGTGAAGAAGCGGCCCGTATGGGTGGGCCGCACGTACAGGAGGTCGGTACGTACATTCTTGTTGCTGCCGTTCGTCGTCTGCTGTCCGGTCAGGATATGGCGGATACGGGTATCAAAATCGACCCGCTCAGCCCAGGTCGCGTGCGCACGCTCTTCAACACCCAGATAGAGTCTCAGGCATTTTCCGTATTTGCCTGCGAGTTCGACACGAAATGGATTGAGTCAGCGCTGGAGAACGGGCGTTACCCGCTGACGGATGCGCCGGAAGGCCATGTTGATCATATGTTCCAGATTTATGGTGGTGCCACCACCGACGATGACCCGGCATGGCTGAAAACCCGACTCAGTTACGATCTTAAGCAGCCTGATAAAGACAATGCAGCAGAGGACATTATCAGTCATGAGCAAAATTAAAGTAAAAGCCGCCAGTGGGTTGAGCGTGCCGCGCGAAGATAATGCGCGCCGCTACATTACCGATGCGGAACCCCTTGAGGTGGAGAACACCGCTTATTACCAGCGTCAGGTAATGGCCGGTGATCTGATTATTGTCACCAGTAGTGACAAGAACGCCAAAAGCAAAAATAACGTTGCCAGCACGGAGGTGAACGGTGAGCAGTCCTAATATCAGTTTTGACACTATCGGTACGAACCGCAAACCGGGACAGTATTTTGAGTTCAACACCCGTCTGGCCGTTCGTACCCTGCCGGGTAATACCCAGAAGGTGCTGATGATTGCGCCAATGCTGGCCTCCGGTTCGTCTGCGCCGCTTGTCATTCAGAATGTTTTCTCTGATGAAGAGGCCGCGATGTACTTTGGCCGTGGCTCAATGGCGCATCTGATGGCCACAGCGGCTATCGGTGCCTATCCCTACCTGCAGCTGCAGATGGTCGGCATCAGCGATGCGGCCACTGCAACAGCAGCTTCGGGCAAGGTTACCGTGACCGGCACCGCGTCATCCAGCGGGAAGCTGAGCGTAACCATTAATGGTACCCGTATTGATGTCGGCATTTCGGCTGCAGATACGGCGGAGACCATTGCGGCAGCGTTGACGGAACTGATTACCCAGAAAGACGGGTTGCCAGTCACAGCGACGGCAAACGCGGGGGAAGTGACCCTGACCTGCCGCCATAAAGGGGCGGTTGGTAACGACATTATTGTCTCTTCCGGCGTGACGGCAGCGGGTATCACAGCGGCGGCGACCACTCTTACAGGCGGTAATGTTGATCCGGATATTACGCCAGCGCTGGCAGCGGCGTTCTCTGCAGGTCATAACATTATTGTTTGCCCGTTCTCCACCCAGGAAGCGATGACGGCGCTGCGTAACCATCTGACAAACGTCAGCAATGCGATGGAGCAGCGCGGCGCAATCGGTGTGGGTGGGTGGCGCAAGTCGCTTTCCACAGGCATTGCACTGGCCGCCTCACTGAATGACGGGCGTATCACGCTGGGCTGGCATAGCGGTTCGGTAAAAACCCCGGCGCAGATTGCCGCTGCCTATGCCGCTGTTATCGCCAGTGAAGAAGACCCGGCCCGCCCGCTGAACACCCTTGCGATGAGCACGCTGGATGTGACTGCAGTGGAAAGTCAGCCAGGGCGAACCGAGCAGGAGAACGCCCTGCGTAATGGTCTTACGCCGTTTGAGATTGGCCCCGGTGACAAAGTGCAGATCGTTCGCGCTATCAGCACCTACACCAAAAACGCCCAGGGCGTGGATGATGTGGCGCTGCTGGATATCACCACCATCCGAACGCTGGACTACGTGCGCAAGGCCTGCCGTGAACGCATCGCTCTGCGATTCCCGCGCGATAAGCTCAGCTCAAGGACGCCGCCGAAGGTGCGCAGCGAACTGCTTGATGTGCTTTACAAGCTGGAGGAGCTGGAGATTGTCGAGGAGGTGGATGCCAACAAAGACGGTCTTATTGTTGAGCGCGATCTGCAGGATGTTAACCAGCTGAACGGTCGCATTCCTGCGGATGTTGTGAATGGCCTGCACGTCTTTGCCGGTCGAATTGATTTGCTGCTCTGAGGAGTAAACCAGAATGGCTCTTGAAGAATATGTTGGCGCGATCGTCATGGAAGTCGACGGCCAGGAAATTGAAGTGACCGACCTCAAGGAAGATGTGACCACCGGGCGAAAGCTTGTGAAGACGATGAACAAAACGGGCCGGGCCAAAGGTTTCTCCCGTGGCATCGAAGAGATCCAGCTGACCGTTACGGTGGTCATCCCGGAATCCGGCGACCTGAACTGGGGCGGTATTGAAGGTGCGAAAATCACCCAGTATCCACTCAACAGCAGCGGTAAACGTGTTTCTTACCTGGACTGCTTCAGCACTCAGGCCGGGGCTCAGTATACCGTCGACAACGAAGCGAAGCGCGATATCACCATGAATGCGCTTCGTCGGGTGGAGGAATAAATGGAAAAGCAGCAGCTTTTATATGGCGTTAAATACGGTGATAAAGTCCATTTTGACTTTGCCGTCAGGCTGCCTGTTGTCAGGGACACTATTGAAGCCCTGCGTCTCACGGATGAGGCTTGCGGAACAACCGAAGGGGCTTCGGCGGGGATGTATTATCGTGTAGCGCTGATGGCACAGGCAATTGAAGAACTTGGTTCACTGAATAAGGAAGACATAACACCAGAGTTACTCCTTGATGAGTTGAATGATGATGACTTTGACATCATTGATGCTCAGATTAACGCTGTTAAAAAAAAGCGGATGGATTTGAACAAAAACTCACCGGCTACCGAACCCTCGTCCTCGCACTCGGACGATACGGGATCAGTGAGCAGCAAATCGGAAGCATGACACGAACGGAACTCGACGGCTACACCGAAGCACTTGCCCGGTTACACGGAAAGAAAACCGGGCAAACTACCACCCGCACAACCCGTACGGTCAAATCGCAACGCCTGAAGAAAGTCGGCAAACGGAGATAACCCATGGCGCGTAACTTACAACTGGCGCTGCAGTTGCTGGCACGTGATACCGGCTCCAAAGTGCTTAAGCAGGCACTGCAGGGTATCAGTCGTGATACCAAAGCGGCGCAAAAAACCGATGATGAGCTGGCGAAATCCCGCCAGCAGAACGCAGCCACAGCGATTCGCTCCTCCCGTTCTCTTCAGGACGAATACCGTCGCGCCAGTTCGGCGCGATCTACCCTTGGTATTCGTTCAGAGCGAGAGATTCAGCGCGAAATACAGCAGACTATGGCCGCCTATAACCGCTTATCTCGTACCGGTGCACTGTCCGCTAATGAGCAGACAAGAGCCTTCTCTGCCATGAAAGATAAAGTGCGCAATTTGCGCAGTGAATTGAACGGTGTTGGTGAAGGTATGAGCCGAATGCAAAAACTAGGTACTGCGGGCTCAACTATCTCAGCTGTAGCCGGTGGGGTCATGGCAGCAGGCGCTACACTGGTCCGTCCGGTCTCGAATCAAATGAGTTACCAGCAGAGACTGGCAATGATGGCTAACACAGCCTATGCAGATCAGGGCCTGGAGGGCCGGCGCACTGGTATGAATGAAATGGATTCCCTTATTCGTCATTCAGTTAAAACTGGTGGCGGGACTAAAGAATCAGCAGCAGAGACTCTGGATGCAATGCTTGCATCAGGCTCTGTAAGCATGCAATCGGCGAAATCAATATTGCCTTTGATTCAAAAATACTCAACTGCAACGGGAGCAGCTCCCGCTGACCTTGCAAATATCGCAATTAAATTAAAACAGTCATTTGGAATTCAGGATACAGAGCTTGATAAAGCACTCAATATGTCGATCAGTGCCGGACAAAACGGTTCATTTGAGTTGAAGGATATGGCAAAGTGGCTTCCATCACAACTTGCAAGCGCCGGTAATGCTGGTATGAAAGGTCTGGACGACTTTGCAGTGTTATTGGGTTGGAATCAGGCATCAGCCATTACCGCTGGCTCTCCTGACCAGGCAGGTAACAATCTTAATAATCTTCTCTTGAAATTAAATAGCCAGGATGCCGCTAATGCCGCCGCAAGAGTAAAATTACCGAGTGGTCGAGGAATCGATCTTTCAGGTAGTCTCGCCAAAGGTGTTGGTAAAGGAGTTAATCCTCTCGAAACATTTAACCAAATTGTAGATAAGGTTGTTGCATCTAATCCTGCTTATAAAAGGCTAGAAGAAAAACTTAAAATAGCGCCTGAAAACGAAAAAAGAGAAATTATTAACTCTCAAGCAAAAATACTGGAAGGGTCAGGTATTGGAAAAATAATTGCAGACCAACAGGCTTTACTTGCACTCCTGGGATACAGAGGTAACAAATCCTATACGCAGGGTGTTATTTCAGAAGCTAATTCTCAACGTAACTTATCAGATGGAAAAACGGCTGGCGATCTTAGTTTTTTGTTAATGTCGGAACAACCTGGATTCAAACTGGGACAACTTGATAACGAGAGAGACTTTCAGGAGATGGATTCAGTCAAGCCGTTATCAGATTCCCTGGGATATCTTTCAGATAAATTACTGAAGTATGCAGAGGAATATCCTGGTTTAACCAGGGCTGTTTCTGATGCAGCTATTGGAATTAAAGCAATGGCTGCGGCTGCGGCGGTATTTGGTGCGATAAAATGGATGTCAGGACGGGGGGGGGCTGGGGGCAAGCCAGCAGGCTCAAATCCCCTTGAAATTCTCGCGGAAGGTGCTTCTGGCAACAATGCCGTACCTGTTTATGTAACTAATGCTCAGGAAATCGGCGGCGATAAAGAAGGCTTCCTTGACAAATTTTTGGGGGGAAGTAGTGATTTGCCAGGCCAGTTAGGAAAATGGGCTTCATATGCAAATGTGGCAAATATTATTTATGAGTCTGCCCAGGATAAATTCGATTCTGCTGACGAGGAAGCTAAATCAAAAGGGATCACTACTGGCGAGCTTTTTAGACAAAAGTTTCAGGAAAAAGAGAATAACAAGAAACCTCTTTTCGATGTTGATCTCTTTTCAATGGTCAAATCCTGGTGGAGTTCACCTGCCACTATAGGGCAAAACACACCTGCAGCAACAGGCGTGCCGTCTTATCTGTTGCCTCAGCAGCAACAAAAATCACAACCCATTAACCTCACCACAAAGCTGATACTGGACGGTCGTGAAATAGCATCAGCTGTTAATGAATACAACGGCGAACAATCCGTTCGCGGCTCAACAGGAGGCCCGCAGTGAGCTGGGAAGATTCATTACAGGATGCCTCATTCAGGGGCGTCCGCTTCGATGTGGTTAATACCCGTGACAGCGCCAGCCGCGACATTGCGACCTATGAGTATCCCTATGTGGACGGCGGCGATGTTGATGACCTTGGCCGCAAGCCTCGTAACCTGCGAATGACGGTCCTTTTCTGGGGTGACGATTACGAAGTGCGACTGCAGGCGTTTCTGGCCGCGCTGGATACACGCGGTAGCGCGGAGTTAATCCACCCGGTTTTCGGCTCCATGACGGGCATGCAGTGCATTGAGTATCAGGCATCGCATGAAGCGGAGAACGTTGATTACTGCGTTGTCGAGGTGGTCTTTATCCAGGGGGGACTTAATCTGCCTTTCTTTGGCAGCGACTTCCCGCTGTCGAAGGCCGATATCATTTTCAACCAGGCGCAATCTGCTCTGGAGAAAGCCCAGACGGCCATCGACAATATTCTCTCGCCTCTGCGTACAGCGAAAAAGTGGATGAAGAAAGCGAAATCGCTGGCAACCACGACGCTGAATATGGTGACCATGCTTAAGGGGGAACTGACAGGATTTGTCAGTACCACCTCGGATTTTGTTAATTATCCGAAAGCGTTCATGAATGATCTGCAGAGTGCGCTGAGCCTGACGTCGCTTCAGTCCAAATCAAGTGTCAGTAATAACCCAGGAAGCTATTCACAGTCCTCAGACGTTTCCGGTACAGCGGGCATCGTGATGGCCGACTGGAAGAATGGCCGTAACAATCTGCAGGATGTGGCCGCATTACCTCAGCAGATAGTAACGGGGCAAAAGACTGTTGCTGTCACCGTTCCGGCGGGATCATCAACGTCTGATATCACTGAGCTGGTAACGGCGGTAAAAATCCAGGTTGCAATCCAGCTGGCGCTAGATGCTTCAGACATACTCAGTGACAGCAGCATCAGCGATATTCTGTCTCCTGTCGATATTGAGCAGGTCACCAACGACACCAGGGCGGCCATTCAGGCGGCAATCGACCTAACGCGGGACACCTTTGCTGCCGATACGCAAAACGTGAGCGCCGGTGAAACACCAGGTGGCGTGACATGGCAACCCGTGGTTGAAAGCCTCAAGGATATTGCCCTGACCGTTCAGGAGCTGGGCGCAGCGGTTATCACCAGCAGACCGCCACTGACGACGCGAGTGATATTGTCCGACACCAACCTGCATTTGCTGGCCCATCTGTGGTACGAGGACTACACCCGCGCCACCGAGTTGTTGCGTCTCAATCCGACACTACGTAATCCTAACAACATCAAAGCCGGTGACGTTCTGAATGCCTACTCAAGATAAAGATTCGCAGAATACGGTGAGCCTGGTTATTGATGGCAAAATCCACAGTGCATGGAGCCGCTATCAGATTGACTCCGATTTTCTTATCCCCTCCGATGCCTGGAGTGTAACGCTAGGCCTTCCTGACGGTATTTTCCCGGCGGCCATTAAACGAGGTGTGCCGGTGCTGGTCAGGGTGGGTAATGATGTGGTGATGTCCGGTCGGGTGGATGTGGTTCAGCGCCGCGTATCCCGTCAGCAGGTCTCTTTATCGCTTTCCGGTCGCGATGGCGCTGCCGTGCTTGTTGACTGCGCTTCACCAGTTTTCACCTCCCGTCAGCTCAGTCTTGAAGAAGTGATCGCCCAGGTAGTCAGGCCGCTGGGGGTGACAAACATCCGCATTGAGGCTGAGACTTCCCTGCGTAATGACAAGGGCAGCGTTGAACCCGGAGAACGTGCCTGGGATACGCTTGAGCGTGCAGCTGCTGCACGCGGGTTATGGCGATGGTTTGAGCCAGATGGCACGCTGGTTATTGGTGGGCCGGACTACACAAAAGACTCGGTGGCCACGCTGATTCTTAATCGTGACGGTCGGGGAAACAACGTCCTCGATCTCAGTGACCGGTCATCCATTACCGGGGCGTT